TAAGCTCGTGAGTTAAGTCGCACTCCAACGGATCCACGACCACTTATCAAGCTGGCCTTAGAATCCGGCGGAAGCCCGTCCTTGCTCCGGTAGAGTGCATAGGCGAGAAGTACGTTGGGGTTAGTTATGCCCCGCTCGCTCCACGCAACATCAACCAGAGTGCCGAAGAAGAACCCTTCTTGCCACTCCCGTGCGAAACGCACGAAAGGGGAGGAAAGAGCCTCATCAAAATCAACGATGAGGCCCCCATCTCCAGTCTCTATGGAAGGACCCCACAAACGCTCCGTAACTATTGGAGCGTGCAGGATCCCCCTGAGAGGCTTAGGAATCCGGCGTATAGTACGTAGCCAAGCAGGCCTAAAGCGCTCGTCGCGGCCGAAGCCACGATTAGAGCTAAAGCTAGCTCGGCTGATACCGTTAGCCAGATTGTAAAGGGTTTTGACATCGGTAGGAACTTCCTTACAGAAGTGTGGACGGACGTTCGTTCCATCAAAGAAGTCTGCGCCACACGACTCACGGAATTGGCCGACAGAGAAAGACTTCTGCCGGTTTACCCGGAAGCCGCAATAACTCAGCACCTCTTCCAGCAAGGCGACCGCCTCAACTGGACAAATGATGTCATCTCCGTACGCACGGGTATAAAAGTTACAGATCCCGAGCGTATCGCAACACGCTTGAGCCAGGGCATAGAATATCATGCTTTCCAACTCAAACGTGTAGCCATTGCCCATGCTACTGAATTTCTGGTAAGTTATTAGCTCACCATCAGGTAGCATGCCATGCCGAGACCGAACCCAATCAAGGGCAGTAAACCACCCTTGGGGCAGAAGGTCCCGAACAAGTCCGATTGCCAATGTATCACTGGCCATCGACAGGTCAATGGTAGCGAGATGGCCAAAGCGGCTCCCATCAAACGCCAAGTCCTGGTTAGGACTCTGCGCGTTGAGGTCAAGGTGTGCCCGTTTTTTCAGCATACCTCGAAGCAATGTGCCTAAGCCCAATTGGGCGAAGACATTCATGCGGGGCTCTACCCCGATCGATCTCTCGATTAAGGCGTTCTTTGGCACGAACACGACAGTGTTGCCGGGCTGGATATGCATTGTAATCCCCCCCATGGTGCCATCTTCGGCATCTGTGGGAAGGTTCGCTGCAGCAAAAGCCCACACTGGATGGTCTAACACCATACTCAGTGCGCCATCCGCGAAGTCGGCGGTCGCCGACAGCGGGGATAGCTTGTGATACGACCCAACTCGATGGCCTTCAGTTTGGTCATCCGATCCAGGTCCAAAGCGGCAGCACTCCAACCAATCACGAGGGTTTGGACCCTCTCCAATCCATGTAGCAATTTTCCGTTGTGCCCGAAAAAGTACGGACTCAACGTCGGGTGTACTGCGGTGTTGTGCAGTAGCATCCGAAGCGTAACGGTTGGCAAAGCGGCGGTTGGTTGCGCGACACATCTCTTCTGCTTCAAAGAACTTCTTGATAGCAGACGCCGTCCTATCTTTCAACGGGACAGCGCTTAGAGGACACTTTTTCAGAAAACTCACAGCCTGGTAATCCAGCCGGAAGTC